CCTCGAGTCCACGATCGACGGCGGAACCTACTAACCAGCCACCAACCCCGGCGGGGCGCTCCATAGCGCTCCGCCAAGCGGGGGGTCTAACTCCGCAAAATCAAAATCCGGCCCATGCCAAACCCAATCATCAAGCCCAAATCCTCGACCGTAGCGTCGAAAGTCCCAGCCGCCTCCGACCTGGCCTTGGGAGAAATTTGCGTGAACCACGCAGACCGGCGGCTCTATTCGCGCAACCCCAGCACGGGACAGGTGTATAAATTAGCAGGCACCAAAGACGCACCCGACCGCGTCTGGGCCTTCGACATCTCCGCCGACGGCACCACCACCTTCCTCGGCTTCCTCCTTTATTCGGACTTCCCCAACACCGGCTCGGTGTATGACTCCGAGTCCTGGGAAATCTCCCGCACCATTTTCAACGCCTCCGGAACCACATCCCAAGAAGCATCGGCCACCGGCGCGTGGTCTTCCAGAACCTCACTTTCCTACAGCTAAAACCTCAAAAAACCCACCACCATGACAGCATCCACTCCACTTCAAATCGACGGCAAAACCTACGACCGCTACTCGCTCAACCTCGCCATCACCGGCAAGTATAACGGCGATGGTTCTTCTGACGCAAATGTCGCAATGCGTCTCGTCCCGACACGCATCCAGGACGGCGAGGTAATCACCGCAGACGAAGCCGCCATCGGCATCGCTCTCGGCTCACTCGCAGGCAGCGACGAAGCCACCCAGCAAGCGGTGGGCGCGATCCAAGCCGCCCTCCAATCCTACATCCTCGCGAAAGGACTCTAAGCCATGGCACTCATCGTATCTGCCGCAAGCGGCAATTTTAACGCAGGGGGGACATGGGTTGGCGGCGTCGTGCCGACGATTGGAGACGAAGCGCAAGCGGCAAACGGCCACACCATCACCATTACAGCCAACGCAAACTGCGATCTAGTCAGCAACACAGGCACAGGGATTTTCACTCTCAACGACGGAGTAACATTGACCGCAAATGTCACCAACAAATCCACCACGACCTTGCGCAACTGCCTGCAATTTACAGCAGTCTCGCCAGCGGTTGGTTCCATTGTAGGAAATTGCACGGGCGGTCCGGTGGCTTCCGCCATCGCGGCAAATAACACATCTTCGGGAACGCTCACCATAACCGGCAATGTAACCAGTGGTAGCGGGAGCAGTTCAAACGGCGCAACTAATTCCAGCACCGGCACGATCACCATTACCGGCAATGTTACCGCTGGAAGTGGCGCAAACGGAGTCCAGAATGGAAGCACCGGCACGATCACTATCACCGGCAATGTTACCGCGAGCAGCACAGCCTCTGTGCACGGCGCAAACAACAACTTAACCGGCACGCTAAACATCATCGGAAATGCGACCGGCGCGGGTGGGCCGGCGGGGCATGGCGCAAATAATTCCAGCACCGGAACGCTGAATATCACGGGCAATGCTACTGGCGGGAGTGTGTCAGGTTCGAGTGGCGCAAATAATGCTGCTGCGGGCGTTATTACTATTATCGGCAAAGCCACTGGCGGCGTCTCTGGTCCGGGCGGTTTAAACGCGTCGACCGGATCCATCACCGCGACTCGCGCTGTGGGCAATGGCTTTGGGCCAGGGTCGATTGGACTCACCGCAGCCGTTGGAGTTGCAAACTCCGCGCTTGGAGTGGTGAGCGTCGAAGAGCTTGAATATGGCACATTGGGAATGTCGCCCACCAGCGGCGGAGGCATCCGACTTAAAAAAGCCAACACCAATGTCGCCGTCTTCAACTACTGCGACACCGCAGGCGCAAAGACATTGATCGACGCCACGCAAAACGCAGCCATTCCAGCCGAAGAAAATGTGCGCAGCGGCGTGAGTTACGCATCGGGTGCGCTCACCGGCACATGTGCAGTCCCGGAAGCAAATTCGGTGGCATGGGGTGTCCCTATCAGAAACACCACCGGCACCGCCTTACTCACAGGCGCAGCCGTAGCAGCATCCGTGTGGGGAGCGGCAACACGATCCATAACGGGTGGCACGGTTGATACCCTCACCAACCCGCCGACCGTGCCAACGGTCGTCCAAATTCGCCAAGAGATGGACAGCAACAGCACCAAGCTCGCTAATTTGGACACAACGGTGTCTTCGAGGCTCGCGCCATCCGGCACCTTGGCGACCGTCACAACATTGACCAACGCGCCATCCGTGCCAAGCGCTGCCGCCATCGCCGACGAGGTGCGCGTGGAACTCGCCACCGAACTCGCCCGCATTGACGCCCCTGTGAGTGGCGCAACAGCCCCAAGCGCCGCCACCGTGGCCACGGCAGTTCGCTCCGAGCTCGCCACCGAGTTGGCCCGAGTCGACCAAGCCGTGAGCACCCGCCTCGCCGGTTCGGCCTACACGGCCCCAGCAAACAGCGATGTCGCCGCGATCAAAGCGAAGACCGATGCGCTCAACACCGAGCGCCTCGCCAATGTGGCGACCACTGCCATCGTCGGAAATCTCCTTGCCCAAGCTAACTCATGACGCCCGACTCCGCCCTCGGCATCATAAACCACGCAGCGCGTCAGGATGCCACTTGGCACCTGATCGCGCTCGTGGCGATCGGCCTCGTTTTCGCCAGCATCCTGTTTCGATGGTTCACCCGCCGCCTCGAGCGAGTCGAAACAAAGATGGACCAGCAAAACGAGGAATTCGTCACGCACCTCAAAACCGCGAACCGCGAAATGCTCGAGGTGATCAGCAGCAACCAGCAGACCACGAACCGCGCCATCACGATCATGGACCGACTCGAGTCCAAACTCGACCGGCACAATCCCTGACCCTTTGACACCCCGCCGCGAAGCATGAAAGCAATCTTCTATATTTTGGACAGAGCCGCCGAGTCGTCTTCCTGGCGTGGTGCAATTTTGGTGGCCACGGCGCTGGGCCTTCGTCTGGAACCAGAGCTCCAGAACCAAATCGTGGCGGCAGGTCTCGGCCTAGTGGGATTGATCAATCTCCTGCGAAAAGAGAAATGACCCCCAAACAGGTCGCCGCCGTGCTCATGATCCTCGGCTGGCTCTTCCTCGCCATGGCTTTCTTGACCAGCTGCGTGGCCGTCCCGATGCCTCCTTTCGGCGACCGCATCGGCGAGGCTGGCACGCTCCACATCCGCGCCACCGTGCGCTTTGAGCCACGCCTCAGCGAAGGCGAAGCCGCCAACCGAGACCTCTGGAACGCTCTTGGTGAGTTCCAAAAAACCCTGCCCGCCTTGAAGGACAAATGATCTCCCTCCTCGCCCGATTTTTCATGTTGCCCAAGCCGGCACAATCCCCCGCGCCCGCGCCTGAGCCCGCGCCGAAGCCCGCGAAGCCATCAGCAAAGCCCGCCAAAACCTCCGGCACCCTCAAGCCCGAGCCAAAGTTTTACCAACAGACCAACAAGCGCACGCCCAACATTTCAGCGGGCCGCGTCATCAAGCCCACCCACATCGTCCTGCACCACACCTCCGGCGCTTACGCCGGATCCGTCTCGTGGTGCAGCGACCCCGCCAGCAAAGTTTCGTATCACTGCATCATCGCCAGAAACGGCAAACGAACCGTCCTCGCCCTGCCGAGCCAACGCACCTGGCACGCCGGAGTCTCAAGCTGGCAAGGCCGCAAAGACGCCAACTCATTCTCTGTCGGCATGGCATGGGAAGGGGACACCTACACGACCCCCTTGAGCGAAGACGCCCTCCTCTCCGCCGTCGAATATCTCCTCCCCATCCTCCGCGAAAACAACATCCCCCTCGCCAACATCCTCCGCCACGCAGACATCGCCCCCGGCCGCAAAAACGACTGCTCCCCCGCCGCCCACGCCGCACTCCTCGCGGCTCTCAATAAAGTCCTTTAGGGCAACAACGGGCAACACTCCCGCAAGTCATTGAAAAACAAACCCAGGAAAGCGACTTAAAATCCGTTTTCGCGAAAGCGGAGTGCGGGTTCAAGTCCCGCCGCCGGCAGAGTGCTTTGCATCGATTTGAGCTAGGTTTTAAGCGGGTTGGCGGGTGGTTGGCTTCTTGAAACTACAGGCGGCTATTGGCGGCTAGTGGAAGAAAATAGTTGAGAATTTGGGCAACACGGGCAACAAGTGGGCAACAGACCATGAGTGCCTTTCTTGTCAGTCCATACCCGCAGCGGCCTTCGACCCCTTGGAAGTTGACCATCCCGCAGAAAATTTTTGGCAAAAGGATCCGCCGGTTTTATCGCACCGAAGCCGAGGCTTGGGCGGCGGGGCCGGGGTTGCTGGAGAAGTTGCAGAAAGGTGGGACCGATTCGCTTTCGGAGGAGCAGGCGAGGGGCATGTCGATGAAATCCGCGGTGCGGGATTACATCGCCTCCAAGGCGGGGGCTTCGGAGCGGCACAGGGAGAAGTTGGAAAAGATTTGCGGGGAGCTTTTGGTTGCGTTCCCTGGCGCGGTGGCGGCGGTGTCGCCGATGCAGGCGGCGAGGGTCTTTGCCAAGATCAAGGGCGCGCCGACCACGCGGGCGGGGTGGCATCGTTACGCCTCCGGGTTTTTTCGGTGGTGCGTGGACATGGAGCTTCTGGACCGAAATCCATTTCGCCGCGTCGTGGCGCCGGAGGCTGAGAGTAAACGGTCGCTGATTTCGGCGAAGGAACTGCGCGCGATCTTGGATGCGGAAATGTCGGATGCGCTGCGCGCTTGGTTTTTGCTGGGTGCGTTTGCGGGGTTGAGGTCCATCGAGGTTCACAGGATGCAGTGGGAAGATGTGGATCCGAAGTCCGGCCAGATCGAGGTTCGGCGGGAGGTTTCGAAACAATCAAGCGGCCTGCCGGAGCGCATTGTGGATTTCACGGAGCCGCTGGCGAGGCGGAAGGATTTTTTTAAAGGAAAAACGGGCCTGATTGTGCCGGCGAAATCGCTCCGGTTGTATCGGGAGCGGATGGCTTTGATCGAGCGGCTGAATAACGAGGGCGTTGTGCCGTGGGCCATGCTGCCCGAGAACGCCCTACGCCATTCGTTCGCCACTTACCACCTCGGGCGCTGCCAGGATGCAGGGAAGACCGCGCATCAGATGGGCCATTCTTCGACGGCTCTCGTTCTCAAGACCTACGCGGTGCCGTCTCGCAAAGCGGACTGGCGCGCTTGGTGGCGGGTTTAGGTTTCGCTGTTAGATCGTGGATTTGGGCTACCCAGCCCGGCGGGAGGAATTCCTCGTGGCCGTTGAGCGCGAAGAAACGGAACTCTCGGACGCTCTCAATGTCTTGGCACCAGCACTGTCCGGGGAGGGGACTTTTCCCTGTTCTTCTTCTTTCGCTTTCGCCTGCTCGACTGCGTCGCTGATTATTGCGCTACGGCTGGATTTTAGACGCCGATCTTTTTTGTTTAGGTCTTCAACTTTTTGATCCACCCACCTCATCAAATCGGCCTCCATCGAAATGGAAAATTTCTTCACTTTTTCTGAATCACTCATGCCTTACTGGTAATACCAAGTATTACAAAAAGCAAATTCAGAAAAAAATATTTTCACCCGCCGCGCTTGTGTCCATGCGGGTGTCAATAGAAAAGTGAATTTAAGTAAAACACCCCATTGACGATTTTTATTGCCCCTCGGTGCGACCAGTAATAGTTGGTATGACCATGCGCACCGCATATGACAAAACCAGCGTAAGTCTCCCGACTGACCTCTTGGGGTTTCTTCGGGAAAAAAGTGAAAAGATTGGAACCCCTGTGAGCCGCCTCATAGCGGCAGCAGTTCGCCAGCAAATGGAGTCGGAAAAACGGAGGGCGAAGAAATGAACCTCTCCGAGACTTTCATCGACATGGCGGAGGCTCAGCGCCTCTCGGGTTTTTCTTCCCGATCCATTCGGGATTATATCAAGCGAGGAGAGTTTGCGGCGACGATGCCACGGGGCCGGTGCGGAGGGTGGCACATTGTCCGCCAATCATTCCTCGACTGGTGGGGCTATCGGAACGCCTCCACCGCGAACCGCACGACGGTCCCAGCACGGAAACGGAGGGCCGCGTGATGGACTGCGAAACTCTTCTCCGATGCCTCGGCTACTCGATCGACGCGGCTTTTAAATTCGGCCCGGTCGCCATCGCGGCGGTCATCACCTGGAGGCTCGCCCGATGAAAAAGCGACTCTGGCTCGTGCAGGGGTTTAATTTTCTCCGCCTAAAAGTCGGGGACACTTTTTTGGCCTTCACCGAATCGGAAGCTCGGGAGCTTTTCCGAATCGAATACGGATGCTCTGCGAGCCGGGTGGAGGTCGTGCGATGAGCGACGGCATGGGCATCACCCTGGCGATCGTCACGCTCGCCT